ATCGGATCGCTTAAGTGCGCTTTTGATAATATTGGTGTTTCCGTACTCCTCGCGGAGTGGCAACACTTTGCAATGGAGATACGCAAGTTCGGGTAATTACTCCCACACCAAAGCCACTTTCATCCTTCCTCACCGTCCTGTCAAGCAATCTCCCCAAAGGGGTCTGCTCTAGAGTCCAGCCAGGGGCTACACGGACTTGCTGTCATGCCTCCCAATTGCTTGGAAAGTTTAGACAATACATAGACTTAAACGCTAATACCGTCCTCTTTCGAGGGTTTCTTATAAAGCGCCTATGCAACCAAGCACGCTTCTTCAGTCCAACCGTCAATGACCCAACGTATGTGTTGATTGAGTCAAAGCCGAAGGCTCGACTTAAACGCTCATACCGCCGGTTACCCGGGTTCTGATAAAGCGCCAAGCCATATCCTCAAGGGTTTCCCCCTGCTGTAACGGTCCCCTCTAATCTGACAACTCCCCTTCCAGACAAGGGCAACCTAGAGCTTCTACATTCCTGATTAAAGGAACTGAATCTCTGGAAAGCCTATCTGGAACGGATTGTTAGGTGAAAGCGACAATGGTCATGTACTTCGGCATTTTCTGCCTAGGTAAAACTCTGTCTGATTAACCGCTTAATGCAAAGAACGCCATCGTCTAGCCCAACTATTGGACCTGAACATTTTCCATAACTGCCGTGAGGCAGGAACGGGATCTGCTCTAGATTCTTTAGCCTGAAGGATAAGAGATCCAACATCAGCTTCCAAAATTGAAAGCTTTTGTAGGATATCCTCCAACAGTTCTGGAGAAGACGTAATGGTTAGTAATTCAGCGAGTGAGATAAGCTCACGGTAGCGACTACCTACATCGAGATAATAATCTCGATAGCAGTACTCCATCAATGTTCGGAGCCATACAACTTCGTTAGAAGTCAATGGACCCGAGATCTCAAAAGTAGGTAAGAATCCCTCTCGAGGAAGTTCTGTACCGTAGTGGACCCGAGTTCTATCAACAGTAATTATATCGTGGACCGCCTTTATACGCGGTCTTAGATCTTCAAGTCTTTGAAGAAGGGAATCTCTAATTCCCAACACAAAGGATTGAAGTTTCTCATCGTCGATTGGAGTGATAAAGTCCATCGAACGAAGTTGAAAATAATGAATGAAAGATTTGAACCCGGGACCCCCGGGACCTGTCCAAGTTAATAGACAAGTCTGAAGACGACGAGGTAATTGGTCGAAGTTCTTAGTAATAGTTGACACCGACTTGTATTTGTACCCAAGGAATATCAATCCTTGAGTCAAAGACATTTGGTGCTTCTTAACAAATTCTAACCAAGCGGCTAGATTAAGTTTAGAAGCTACTACTTCGAGTAGAGGAATTGGAGACAGATTCACACCTGCCCCAAAAACTCTCTTCGCGAACTCGAAGATAGAGAAGCCTTGATCAGCAATCACAGATTTCGATGGGTTTACACCCACTCCAATCTGTTTCATGAAGACCAAGTATTCTCTAGCAACGAGATCGTTAGCAATCACTACATCGTCACCGAGGACAGCGTAATGCTTAAACCACTCGTTAACACCCACAACGCCAGCTCTTAGAGCTGCGAACTGGATGATAGCGTGATGCGTTAAGGCCAATATCGCCCAACTTGTTCGGGCTCCCATAGGTTGTCCTACTACATAATGGACTCCTGCGCCTTTACTGAGACCCAATTCTTCCACCGCCCTCGCGGGTAGTGAATAGATTCGGGCCACTAAGAGTGTCATCCACATATTGGCACCATGAGCTCCGATTAAGGAACTCATGATGACTCCTTGTAATGTCAGAGGCAATCGATCGGTCGCTGCGGATAGATCAAACGAGAATAAACTCGTTCCTTTTAATCCAAGTTTATGGATTAGATCTAAAGGCTTTAACTGATCGAAGGTCCCATCTTGCGGAATCATCCGCAAGATCTCAAAGATTTTATCATGTAATGGCGAAAGAACCCACTGTGTAAAACAATCTACTAGGGCGAACGTCCGAATTTTACCAGCCGGTTCATCTTTAAGGCCAATTCTACCTAGTTGTGCTCTCGCATTAACCAGACTAAAATTGACGTACTTGCGATGAGAATCCTGAGTAGTACAGAAATCGAAACCGGTGTTAAACCAGTTAAGAAATCGAATATTACCCGTGAATTTCAACCAGTCCCGAAGGACCGGAAGAAGTTCAGGATTCAAACCCCAAGCACGGAAGGCAGAAATGATCCCGACCGGAGAGGTCGAGAGATGACTGCCGACACTTGAAGATGTCGTACTGATAATAAAAGGACGAACTACGAGTTGTTTCCAAGAGGAAATGGGATCTTCGAAAATCTCCCATAACCAATCAGTCCCAAATATTGTACGAAGATTCAATATAAAAGACTTACGAATGAATTCTGAGAACTCATAAGTAAGTATTGGATCTAAGTAGAAATATTCTGTAATCGTAGCCAACTTAAAGGTCCCAGGGAACTCAAAGACTCGATAAATCGAGAATAAAGTAGCCCAAAGACGAATAACGAAGACATCACCATCCATAATTCTGATCCGGTGAAGAACCGGAATCACAGAAGGAAGATGTCCTCGTCCTCGACCGACACGAGCTCCCAAAGGAGCGGTATCGAGAGGAGAAGTTCTCGCCATAGCCTGTGTCATCAAAATGTAACAAGCTTTTAGGTATAAAACCAAAAACTTGATTCCAGATTTCCGACGCATATGGTAACATCGATTAAGAAAGGAAATAATGATTCGGACATAACCAGACTGTATCCCCATCCCGATGGCTCGCGTAGCTATTACTAGTACGTTTACCATCGGTCGACCTCCTTTTACAGAGATCATAGCATTAAAGGCTGCGCCTATATTCTCAAGTTGCGACAATAAATATTTTATATTAATTGAAGCGCTTTAGTTTATAAGTGTTCCTTTAAACTTCAGTTTCCATCTTTTGGATGGGCTGCAGCTACCTCTTGCAGAGGGGCAGGGGAAACCTGCTCTGGCTTTCTTCGAGTTATTCTTTTCCTTGATCAATCCTAAGACTGATCGGAACAGAACCCCGGATACAGTTACATATTCTAGTAACGTAATCCAGCATCGAACTAAAATATAGTGAGGTCTATTTGCATAGCCTCCATGGATCGAGATCCATGCGAGTGTTAATCGACCATATCCTAGCCCAATACAGGGAATAATAGAACTTAGTACGATGTACCCTACTTCGGTAGTAATCCAACGGTTAATCTTTCGAGTAACAATCAGATAGTACCTATCTGCTCTTTTAAAGAAAGAGACTACAAGAAGGACCAGTCATGGTACAATCGTTTTCACTACTAGTCACCCAACCAAGGTTAGGGGGCTAGCCTTCTTAGTTGTTTCTCGCAACAAGAAGTGATTTCGTAGAGATAGGATCGCACCAGGGCCACCTTAAGGGACCCTACGTTTAAGTGCCTGACGAATCAGTCAAATATCGGTAGGATTCGAAAGGATTTTATCGATGTGAGTTTTGAG